TCTGCAAAGGCCTTGACATATGGCTTGTTATTCGATTCAGTAATAGGACCATTGACAAGCCACTTGTTGCATGTTCTGCTTCCGGCGCACTTGAATTCAAATAGCTCACAAAAGCCAAGGTTAGATAGATCTTGGATCTTCTCGCCAGCTGGACCAAGTCCCTCTGCTATCTTTTTCATAACAGCAGGTGACTGATTGAATGCAGCACAGTTACCACAACGAGCTTCCATAGCAGCTTCTACAGTAGTATTCCACATCGTAGCTTTCTCATCCCAGAAAGCCTTCGAGCCCTTCTTATCCATTGGATTGAGTGGGCCGTAACCGTCATGCTTTGTAGTCATGTCACGGTTCTTGGTATTGAGGTCCAGATCAGTCAGAGCTTTATAATGCTTCGAGTTGACATTATAGCTTTCGTTTACAGATGCGTCTCTGAAGTTCTGCTTTGTAGGTGCACCATCAGATCCTGGCTTGCGCATACGCTCGCCCGAACCAGATTTAATGCGCTTCCGCTTTGCATGGATGTTATCCCAGAGACCAGCTTCACCTAGCTCAGTCTCTTCTTTAGTCATATTGAGCATGAAATGAGCTAGTTGCTTTTTGCGAGGAGAAGCAGAGTCAGAAGAACGGATGCTCTTCAACTCTGCTGCAGACTTACCTTTAAGACCATGGCGAGCTGCATCTCCTGGCTTACCAGGACCCTTGCCATCTATAAAGTTCTCGTTTGTTTTTTGTTTCTTCAATGCAGGGCACGTACCACCTTGTGATGGAGGTACGTGAGTTGTACCACAACGACCGCAAGGAGTTGCTTTGGCTTCCATGATGCCTTCGCTTAGCTCGGTATCTTTAACTCCTAGCTGATTACGTATGTGTGAGAGAGCAGGACCGTGATCCATATCCTTCTTACCGGCAAGGCCAGACTTAAACTTATCGTAGATAGCCTGATGCTGTTCAGCTGGAACATGCTTCTTAATAAGCTGCGTTACGCCCTGGAACGAATGAATATTACTATGGTCTGCCTTATCGCCGAACAAGCGCTTAGACACGTCCGTAGGGTGTTGAACACCAGCATCTGAGTCGTCTGTACGTGAACGTAGGCCATGTGAGATAGAGAACTTGTGCTTCTCACCACCAACAGCGTTGATAAGAATCTTATGGTGAGCGCCCTTGATACCAGCCTTAGTATCGCTCCAGTTAGATGAATGGAGGAAGCGATCAGATTCAGAACCTGGATGCTTTACACCCTCAAAGTCTACTTGGTGAATGTGTCCAGTGTCGTTATGCTTTAGACCTACAGACGTTTCGTCACCGTGCTTCTTGACACCAACGACAGTGAAGTTGCCATGCTGTTGACCTGCTTGAAGGTGAGTCGCAAGAGCGTCCTTGTGCTCTTTTGTGACTTGAGCGTCAACGTCTCCAACCATAGGTTTATGATTGGCAAACTCTTCGTGGGAAACATGGTGTCCCATAAGATCGTGTGATGATCCAGTGAATGCTGACGCATCGTGTAGACGCTGTTTATCGTTTCCAAATAGATGTTCTTTGGTAGCCTTGTGGAAGCTATCGTGGATGCTAGCAAGAGCTCCGTGAATTTCATCACGGACGTTACCACGTGTCTTAGCAGTTACAGGAAATGGAGCGGCTTGAGGAGCGTTCACATCGCCCTTCTTACCAAATGTGATATTTCCACCCTCTAGGATGAACTGCTTAAAACGTAGCATTACTTCGTATCTCCGAATCTACCACCAGCTTCTTTAGCTGCCTTGAAAGCTGGATTGATTGCTTTAAATCTTGTTGCGGCTGGGTTAGCATCAGAAGGATGAATTACGAGTCCTTCAGTGCCTGTGCCGAATTTGTTTTGAATACCTAGCTTGCCAATGTGAGTTGAAACTTTATCACTAACACGCTTTTTGATATCGTTAAACTTACCAAGCTCAGCCATCTTGGCTTCTTTATTCTTTGGTGTTGTTCTCGAAGCCATCAGACCGTGGTCGAGTTTGTGATAGTCGCCTACTTCACTAGCTACGTCAACGTGTCCTGGTTTATGTGATACCACATCGTCGTGGATCTTAATCTTAGAGTCAGATAGACTTTTCAGATGCTCTAGATCGTGTCCTTGATTTTCAGGAAGTCTTGAATGAATAACAAACGAACCCTGGGATCCCATACGCTTTGGATCATATGATGTATGGACAAACTTAACTTCGCCCTTAGCAGTATCAGAAGGACGAGCCAACGACATATTGAACGCCTCACCCTTGAGTACTACTTCTTTACCAGTACGCTTAAACGTGTTGGCGAGATGTTGTTGGAGGGCTTCATTTTGGTGAAGGGCTTCGTGGAACTTAGCAAAGGCTTCTGGAGCTTCTGGACTATATTCCTTACCAGTCTCTTTAGCTCTACGCTTTGCACGATCGATGTGGCCTTGAGCAGTACGAATCTTTTCATCGCCCGAACCAGAGTGCTGGGTGTAGAAGCCATGCTCGTCGTGTCCAGCCTTGAACGTCTGACCGTCAGTCTTTTCAGTCACGCTGTTGATGTGAACCTTACCACCTTTTGTAGTATGCTCAAACTGTTCTGGGGACAGCGAAGGGGTATCGTTACCCTTTGCAGTCTTAGTAGAATACAAATGCGGGAGGCCTACGCGGACCGATTCGGAGATGTACTGTTTGAATGTTTTCATTTCTTCATATTTCCAAATTTAGCATTGGCTTGTATACTTATAAACGAACCATGTGTAGGTCTATGTTCCACGTAAGCTATATGATTACCGTGTTCGTCATGGAAGTTAACTCTATTATTTGCTATAGTAGCGTGGATAGATTTAGCGTGGTTAAGAGCTTTAATCTGAGGTACATCCTGAATAGGAGTGGAGCTAGCTTTCTTGCCTGCCACAGTATAATCCATTGGGTGGTCAGGATGACCCTTTAGAAGGTATCTGAGATGCTTTATCTTTGTACCATGGTCTGCAGAGTTAAATGCCTCAGCATGATGCTGAGCAGCGTGTTGTTGAGTTTCTCTGTTGGCCGTTACAATCTCAGGGTTCTTTTTGATCTCTTTGATTTCTTTTGCCTTCTTACCCTCTAGACCAGCCTTCTTCTTGCCCTTGGCCCATACCCCAGCAATATCTGTCTTAAGGCCAGCCTTTTCGTCAAATGCTTTAGCAGAGTTGTTTGAAGCCGTTCCCTTTGTGAGCTTAAGTGAGGAACCATGGATGAACCCTCCTTTGCCTTTTACAATAAGATCGTGTGGGTTTGAAGCTCGATCAACCTTTTTACCAATATGACTATCAATGCCAAGGCTAGTGTGATGAACCTCGTGAATATCGTGAGCTTTCATACCGTGATTGTGCTCGAGACTGGTAATATAGGCTGCTCCTGCCTGACGACCACCTGCTAAAGCCTTTGAAGCCTTAGCAGGAGATAATTGAGCCATGGCGCTATCGTGCTTCTTTTGAACTTGGGCAATGGTGCGCTGATACTCTGGCGACTTGTTATGCTTCGCACCAGTATTATGGTGGATATGGAGGACCGTTGCTGTTTCAAACGCATCGCCAAGAGCTGTGTTGCTTTGCGCTTCGTGCGCTTCTGTGTTTTCAGCAATAAACTGTTTAAATCTTAGCACCCGCCGCCTCCTGAGCTTCCACTTTTACCTGGGTCTTGCATTTCAATTTTGCCATTGGCCATTCTAATTGCTACCTTCTTATTATTTATCAACTTACCAGATGCATCTCTAATTACATTTTCTGCAACAGCCTTTGGCTCATGTCTACTCATTTGACCCTTTTCATCAACATGCAACGCTGTAAATTTTGTTTTAGGATATTCTTTACGTAGATTCAAGAACGCGTTTAAGTTATCCTTGGAGTCGTCATACATCTTAACGTGGGAGTATGGATGCTTCTCAAGATGTTGGCGGATGTACACAAGTTTCTTTTCAGGTGGTTTTTCATTGCCTGGAATATTACCAGCTCTGTGGACATGGATCTTTTGCATATCCTTAACACCCATTGCTGATAGATGACCCAGGAACTTATCCTTATCATCAAAATCAGCACGAGCTGTATTCATTACAACTCGATTCTTTGGGTTCTTCTGAGTGGTATTCTGTGCCCCGTTGATTGTTTTAATCATACTAGGAATTGGTTTAGCACCTTTGAATACGTTAGCGCTTCTAAATTCACTAAAGTCGTAGTTATGGCCAGGCGCTAGCTTATGAGTATTAAACTCAGAAGTGGACAGCGTCTCTGTCGTATTGCCGTCCCCGTCTTTGACGTGAACTTTTGTCTTCGGGGAATGTGCTAGTGTATCGTCAATATCGAATACGTGCAGAGTCGAACCCGCTTCTTCTAATACAAACTGTTTGAATGTTTTTACCATAAGAGCTTATCCAACATATTTAAAGGAATGTCACCATATTTATCGAAACAAAAAAACCCCGCCGGAGCGGGGTTTTCTATTATAATTTTAACCGGGATTAATCAGCAGTTTCGTCTTTGATATCTTTATGGATAGCTGCTTTCACGCTTGGTGGGCTGATCTTGTCAACATTATGCCACTTCTGTGGGGAATTCAACTGCTTGTCAGTAACAGGCTCACCGCCATGCTCGATGTCGTGATACTTTACTTTACCATCAGCTTGCTTAACAGCATAGTGTAGTGACTCCCCGCGATCGGTTTCTTCATGTGCGTAAATGTGATGACCTTCTGGTGTAGTATGGAAGTGGAGAAAACCTTCATCTTCCATGTCCTTATGAGGATTTTTATTGCTGGTATCCTCTTTAATGTGTTCGGCAGAGCGAGCAGCATATCTCTGAATTACATGGTTCAGAGCATCCTGAGCCGTATCATGATGAGAGGGACCTTCTGTAGCATCCCACTTTCTACTGGTAGGGTGATATACCCATGCTAGATGTTTTTGTCCTGATTTGCCCGGCGTGTATACCCCAATTTTTTTTCCGTTTTTGAAAACATCGTTGATAGGTGGGCCGCCATGCGTGGAGTTATTACCAGCCTTGATTTTATGGTCCTGAGGGACGTTCACGTCCTCAGTAACGAAACCATTCTTGTGTGTGCCGAACAGACCAGTCGATGCTGTCTTTGCTTGTTCGGACATAAATTTAGTGTACTTGTCAATGTTCGACATTGTTTTACTCCTATAGGATAACGTACTAGCTAGTGTACCTGTTATTTATAATATCCAGGCAGGCGCTTCTCGCTTCTTCCATTTATGGAGTTTAGCTTTGCCGAGCTTGTAATAATTCCTATAATTGATAATAGGATCATCCGAGATTATATAAGATCCATCCATTGCAGAAGGAGGCTGAGTCCAATCCCAAGCACGGAGCCCATGAGGAGGGGATTGCAGCGTATAAAAGCATTTCTCAATCGTTGCATGTTTCTTTCCATACCTATAGGTGTATTCTTGGCCAAGAGCGTAGAGATGGTCAACCAACCAGTTGTAGTTTTCAACCGATTCTCGACACCAAATAGCACTGGGGTGGTTGCGGTGTGTGCAAGCGTAAACAATGTCATTGCGGTCGTCGGGCAGGATCCACACATTCTTATTCTTCACCTTTCCTGTATCTTTATGTCTGAGTTGAACTACAACCTGCTCACCATCAATTAGACGATGGGCGGTTGATAGAAGTTGAGCCGTTTCAAGAATCATCTTGACTACATGGCTATCGACCATCCACTCAGCACATTGTCTGGGATCATTATCTAGAAAAAATATGTTCATAATATCTCAATTGTAGTAGTACATCACCCCGTCAATAATATCCTTATTGATCTGCTTGTAGCTCTTAGGATGAATATTGTCGTTCGAAGGATACTTTCCAAGATCAACCCAATTGTCCTGGAACTGGTTTGCTACTTTCCGGATTACCTCAGCCGCTCTACGATCCCGTGGCAAGATCCACACAACCAATTCAGCTTGCTTGAACGACTTCCGGAGTTTGACAGCATTCTGATAGAGACGAGGATTCTTAGGATCGTTGGATCCCATTGACACTACCGTGTAATCTCCCCTATCCTTACCAACATAGTGCTTTGTAATAAAATCTGAGCCAGCACCCACCTTGGCGTATACAGAACAAGTCTTGTCAACAGATTCGAGACCTACAGCGATTGAGTCTCCAATATAGCTACAGTAAGATACGGCTGCAGCAGCCGCCATTATAATCATCATGGTCACATTTCCTCTTAATATCCATACCTATCGACCAACCTACGATTGAGGTGGGTCCATGCTACGGCCGCACTGACAAACTGCTCAACACCCGCCGTCAGGGGACCGATAACTTCGAAGTCCCCGACACCATTATAAGATCCGAACGCGATCTCTTCGCTCGTATGGCGGTCAAAAAATGAGTAGTCAGTGCGGCCGTATTTCGTACGCCGAGATTCGACGAAATCAATATGTATTGTCATAAACCATTAGGCTCTTAAAATCGTAGTTGAAAACATCATACCATTTTAGGTTACGATAGCTTGCCATTACATTAGGCCACGGCTGCTTGGGGTTATTACCATTACGAATATCCGACCAACGAGAACTGCTTATACGATCGAGCTCTGCTCGCAGAAACTTACCGAACCGATCTATACGAATTAGATTCAAAATAGATACCAATACAGCAAGCATTGAAAACACATACAGAAAAATCATAATATAAACTCCTTACAAACCAAGCGACTTGTGAGAGAACGCAAACGGCTTACCGTTAGCAACGTCTTTCTGCAAATATTCTGCGAGCATCTCGAAGCGAAGAGCTGCGTCTTCCTCACCAATATCTTCGAGAGCTACGACTGCGCTCTTGCAATACGCCAGAACAGAACGAAGATTCACACCAGTACCATCAGATAGCGAAGGACGCTTTTGCTGCCAACCCATAATATATTTCCTCTCAGTTAGTAATACCCTTATACATCAACTCAGGTAATAAGTCCAGTGGTTTGTTTAATATATTCCTTAGCGACTCGATCAAACGTCTTCGTGATCACGATCACAGCATCAGCGTTGACCGTCAGACGAGCGTCAGGATTAGCAGTGAGAACGAACGGAGCCAAACCAAATCCCTGCTGTGCCATCATAACGACAAGCGGCTTTGCGAGGATGTAGGCACCATCGATCTTCTCATCGAGCTTGGCGACGACTTCGTCCCCACCGACCATCTTCAACGTGACGATGTCACCAACTTTATACGCAGCTTCAATTAACATATTATTTCCTTACTTTGCGACACGGTCGACATAATATGAGGCGTTAGCCGGAGTGATAGCAAGCTCCTCAACGAGAGCTTGAATGATGTCCCTACGCTTTGCTCCATCGAAGCGAAGCTCGTTAATAAAGAACAGTGCAGTAGAACGCTTATCCATAATATATTCTCCTTGGCCTATAATCCCTTATAGGACATTTTCATAAAAAGGTCAACAGTTAATTATGCTGTTCGGATAGAAAGTGACATCAAACCTTTGGCTGCTTCTGCCAACTGAACGTCCATGTCACGAAAAATAACCTTAAACTTCATCATTGCAAGTGCCGTATCGGCAAGCCGCGCGATCGAGTACTTCGAAGGTGACTTCTCATTGTAATACTCAATATAGATCCAGTCGACCAGATTGCCTGCAGCATTCCAGTCTTTTGTGATCTTAACGACTTCGCCACGGATTGTGCCAGCAGCTGATTCGTAACGAACGCGGTCACCAATTAGGATAGTTTTTGGAGCAGTCATAATCAATCTTCCTTCTCTCACTCTATAATTCCTTATAGAGTCTTTTTGATAAAAAGTCAACAGTTATTTTTGTTCAGCAGCTTCTTCCTGCTGCCTCAAGCGAGCATATTCCTCCCTCGCCCACTGATAATCACCAGGAGCCAGATTGCGGTTTTCAGCAGCCTTGGTAACCATGCGATCGTACTGTTCAGCGGTCATTTGTGTTTCCTCTGTGTCTTCAGCTTATAATTTAATATAGTCTCTTTTTGATAAAAAGTCAACAGCCAATTTCAGATTAATGCTTCTCGCGCTGGAATTTTTTCAAGAAAGAAGGGAGGTGTATGTCCTGCAAAACCGCCGCCTCGGTTGAGACCCTTTGTAATAGCTTGCGCTTGAGGGTACGTAAGATTCCTCTCAACCACCAATCCCGAAGCTCGCTCAGTAATAATGTAACCGTCTGCACGCTTGTCAAAACGATAATTAGTCATTTGTCTTTAATCCTTTTACGAAGTTCAGATGACGACAGGTGGTGCTGCCTAGAGTTATAATATATGCGAATACCACGCTCATCACATATATCTTTACCAGTGAAGTCTTTATTCTTATAGTCTTCACCAATAATTCTGACATCGAATTGGCGTGACTCTAGAATGAGTCTTACTTCCTCTTCGGTCGTATAGGGGACGATCTCATCTACATACCTACAGCCCTTAAGCTGAATGTATCGTTCGTACATCGTCTGAATAGGTTTGTTTTTCTCTGGTCGATCTACAGTAGGATCAGATTGCAGAGCAATCACAAGCCAATCACACTGTGTCTTAGCTTCTTCGAGCATCATTATATGACCAGCGTGAAGCAGGTCGAATGTGGAGAAGGTTATACCAACAGTATGTATCATTTAAATCCTTGGAACTTGTCTTTGTTAAACTTGTCACGAGACTCTTGACCCTTATCGAATACCGGAGAATCGTCCACAATATCATCTTGTGCTGATTGTTCTACATCATACAACTTCATCTTAGAATAGTCAACACCAATAACGAACCGCTTGAACTTTTCTGGATCCCCATAACGATTCTTAAGCTGCTTGACCATGATCTGATTCAGTTGCTTCAACTCTTCTGTTGAGATCAAAGCAAACATGAAGTCAGCAGTAGCTGGAAGACCGAATGACTCAGATGTATCTGTAAGACCGATATCGGAGTTGTCATAACCACCACGAGTCGTCTGAGTTGCTGACATGATAGGAACATCAAACTCAACAGCAAGACCACGAAGCTCTTCGGCAATTGCCTTGATGTACTGATAGGATCCAATAGCTCCAGTCTGCTTCAACCTCGACGAGGCGCAGATGTTTAGATAGTCGATATAGATCATGTCTGGAGCAAAGTTCTTCTTGATCTTCAACTCGTTGAGCAGGTGACGGAAGTTAGCAGCACCAGCAGATCCAGTCGGATACTCCTTGATGATCAACCTACCCGAAGTCTTCGACTTGACTCTATCAGACTTCTTGATGAATACATCGTGAGGAAGCTCACGTAGATCATCCATTGTGACATTCATAAGGTTAGCATCGATACGTTCTGCAATGCGTTCTTCTGCCATTTCCAATGTGATGTACAGAACATTCTTACCATCAGTAAGGTTGTTAGCTGCGCAGTGACACATGAATAGAGACTTACCAACACCAGTACCAGCAAGACCAATGTTTAGTGTCTTACTAGGCAGGCCACCCTTAGTGATCTTGTTGAAGTAGTCGAGATCGAACGGTGTACGTTGTTCTAGTTGGTGATAGAAGGCATAACGAGCTTCTGTATCGTCAATGTAGTCATGTCCAATGGAGTTATCGAACGATACAGCAAGTGCATCGGAAAGCAACTGAGGAATCGCTCCCTTAGTTGACTTACCCGACTTGTCATCCATGATCTTAATTGATTGCATGATTGCATTGTAGATGGCTTTATCCTGACAGAACTTCTCCGTCTTATCGATTAGCCACTCGTAGTCAGAAGATTCCTTCTCAACAGGAATCTCGTCAATTACTTCCTTACATTCTTGAAACTGATCGTCTGTAATCGTATCAATATTAGTAAGGTCAACCAACAGGGCCTCCTTAGAGGGGACCCTGTTGTATTGCTTGACATACTCTTCGATTAGCTCGAAGATTACCTTGTCTGTACGATTGTGGAAGTATTCGGTTTTAAGAAAGGGAAGAGTCTTCCTAGCAAACTCTTCATGGTTTACTAGATTGTTGAATACTACTCTTTCTATGTTCATTAGTCTTCCTCAATCTGAGCCAATATATCAACGACATTATCTTCTTCTTTGATAATATCTCCATGAGCAACAGAGTATAGCTTCTCTACAGCATCACCGAATGTCTTTGAGGTAACAATTGGAAGCCAGAAATCTCTAGTCTGTGTATCTGCATAACGTTGCTTCTTATCACTGATCTCACCTGTCTCCATATCAACCTTTGAGTACCAGCCGTTGCTTGGCTTGATGACATGGCCAGTCTCGAGAGCAATATCAAGAAGACCAGACCACTTAGAGATACCACCTTCGAATGTGACTTCGATAGGAATCTTTGACTTCTCTTTAACGTAACGAGACTTCTCAACGTTGATGATAAAGTTATAGCCGATAGTTTCCTTACCATCCTTCTCCTGCTGACGTCCAAGAATGAAGATATTATCTGCAGAGTAATATGAACCAGTACCACCACCCACGACATCCTTCGAGTACAGCTCGAGGGTCTTGTAAGTGTGGTTGACAACAACCATAGGAATATCCTTGATCGTAAGGTGAGGAGTTACCATACGGAACAGCGACTTGAGCTGCTTCGCCCGAGACATATCACCGACAGACTTACCTTCGAGAGCATCTTCAACTTCCTTCTTGGAAGCCAGGTTACCGATAGAGTCGATAATGATAATAACATTCTCTACACGTTCAATGTTATTGATCTGCTGCATGATATCGAACTTTAGCTGTTCTACATCTGTGATAGGAGTATGAAGGACTCGCTTAGTATTAATGCCAAACGAGTCAAAGTATGATTGTGGTGTACCAAACTCTGAGTCATAGAACAACAGGACAGCTTCTGGATACTTGTCGAGATACGACTTAGCCATCAGAAGACTGAATGCTGTCTTAAAGTGCTTGGAAGGACCAGCCCACATAGTAAGACCTGGTGTAAGACCACCATCCAACTTACCTGACAATGCGATGTTGATTGCTGGAATTGAGGTTGGAATCATATCCTTCTTAGTGAAGAACTTTGATTCGGAAAGGATAGCAGTATCCTTAATCGTTGAGTTTTTCTTGAGTTTATCTAGTAGCGACATCTTAGTCTTCCTTTGACATTTGAATGATCGTTGCAATGACTGTGTGTAGCTCTGCTACATCTTTAAAGATAACCTTACACGTTACCCAATCATCGGACTTATTACGACCACCGACTTCTACCATGTAACCATTGTCGTACATATTAACTGTAAAGGACTCACCGACCTTTACGAGCTTATTAAGAGCTTCCATTTTTATCTCCTTCTTACGGGCCGCAACCACGTATTATGCTTATAGTATAGTTTACATATTAGATCAACTGTTAAAGGTTGACCGTGTTATTTAAATTCTAGTTTGCCCGTCTCCTTATTGAAACGCATTCTAGATTGAGGCTTCAATCCAAAGTTTGCTGCAATTAGGAGAACAATAGCAAGGGGGTCAAATACTAACACAAGTATTATAATCACGAATCGAACAGCGGAATCGAAGTGGTCCTTCGCCTCTGCTCCATAGACTAATTCTGCAATATATTTTAAAGGTCCGATCTCTGCTTCTGTTGTAGCTTGTGCAGTTCTGAGAGGGAGTAGCTTAGAATTGAGTGTCTCCATTTCTCGAGCTGCAGTGCTGATTTCAGTGGCCAATGTGGCCCGTTCGGTCCTCTGACGATTACGTATTCTACTAGCTTTGTCGACATCTGAGTTAGCGACGATGCCATCCAGAGAATCAAGCGATGTTTGAGCATTACGAAGTTTCCTTTCAGCTAGTTGAAGCTGGGTTTCAAGTGGTTCAATTTGGAGCTGTGATATCTGTACATCGTTTGTAGTAGCTAGGTGAGCTTTACTGAGGTATCCAAAAGTTCCCATAGATGTGATTATCATCAGTATACCTACAGATACACAGAGATAATAACGTAGAATCTTTGGAGCAGCTTCCCAGTTACGTGACAGCCACCCCACCGTGACGACCTTACCCAACTCTAACGAAGCTGCCATGAGCAGCACAGGATAGTAGGCACCAGAAAAGATTGTGGCTAAACCTACAGTAGAAAAGTATCCAGCGATGGCGGATAGGAGAAGTGCTGTCCCCAGGGCAATGTAATTAACCATTTACGACAGTGTTAACCCTGGCCATAAACTCTTGCATCTTCTTTTTGCGATCTGGCCAGTAGATGTATGGCTTAGTATCAGCATCAAGAGCAAGATTCTTTAGAAGAGGTTGGACCATTTTATTCAGAGCATTAAGACGATCTTTATACTCTTGAGCAGTTGCCGTAACTTCATCAATAGCAGATGTAGCTTCTGCCTGCTGTGCCAGCATTAGCTTTTCGGCTTCTGCCATTACACGAGCTTCGGCTTCTTGCTCGCGTGCGGCTAGCTCATCCTCCGAAACAGCAGAGAATCCAAAATCGAAATCATCTAATTGAATATCAAACTTAGACATTAGTATTCCTCAAAAAATTGTTCTAGAGATGGTGGTGTGTATACAGGCTCAGGTTCTATGTATGCTCTAAGAGCACTTGCGCAATGTGGTTCCGTTGGATTATCTCTACAAAACTCGACAATCGTTACAATATCATCAAACCTCGAGTCTCTACACTCCTTACATGGAACACCCATAACTCTTTTTATTACATCGTATATATGAGCTATCGGGATCCGACCATATGGATGAGCAGGATGGTCCGGTAGCTTGCCTTCAATCTTCTTAGCAGACTCTATGACTAGATTGTGTATGAATTTGGCGTTTTCCTTAATCATACAAACCAGTCTTCGAGCGATGCGTTCTTCTCTACACCCCAACCAATAGCTCCTACGATCGTCTTAATCGGCTCGAGGAACGACTTGTCGAACTGCTTCTCATGATCAATGTACGGCTCTAGGTTCAGCTCAGATGGGAGCTTATCCGGACACGTAATCACCGAAGCCCGAAATGGATTCGGAGTCTTCATATACGAGTACTTGATCTTTTGCCCGTTCATCACAGGCTCGTACTTCTTGTCAATCTTGTACTGCTTCAACAGGTGGTTAAAGATAAGAGCGCCTTTAACATTGATAGGTGTACCCTTAGCATAGATCGTGCTCGCATCCTTATATTTATCTAGATCCCTCACAGAACGAGGAAAGGCAACCTGCTCAAAAGGCATTTGCTTAAACTCAACCTTGAAGGTACGGATAAACTCTTGGAGGTCAGCCTCACTCTTATTCATAATCACTTCGAGAGCTTCCTTAATCGCTCCACGACAGACAGCAGGAGTCGAAGTACGGATAGCCTCGATACCTTGCATCTTGAGCTTAGGCTTGCTATATGATACACCCTCGAGGTTATACACGTTCAGGATGTAACGCTTCTTAGCAGTCCAGATAGCCTTGTTAGCAATAGCCTCTCGCTTCATCTTCATCTTTTGATCGAGGGCGTTGACGTACTGAGCAAGCTCTTCATACTTCTTGTCGATGAATGGCTCAAGCAACTGCTCGCAAACTTTATCTAGGTAGCTAACAGTCTGTTGCGTATCCATCTCCTTGCCAGCAAGCGAGACAAACTTATCAGCCTTAAGATAGACAGAGTCTGTATCGCAAGCAATCACGTAATCAAAGTTGTCGGTCTTGAACATCTTGTTCAGCTTCTCGTTGAGCTTGATCTCAATCCAACGAGTAGTCAGCTGGGCAGATGCAGTGATGCCCTCAGCAAACTCGCGTTTGAACCAACGGTTCCAGACGTTAGCAAGAGCTCCATAACCAGAGTTCAGCTGAATCTTCTTAGCCATCTGGAGGTTGTTGAATCGAGCGATGTCCTTAGTCAGCTGGACCTTATCAGCACCGTCAAGCTCGTAAGCCTTCTTAGCCTCAATCATCTGCTTCTTATACACGACACGGTCGTTGTACATCTTCTGCATCAGAGCTGGAAGGAAGCCTTGCTTCTTCCTAGAGAACATACACATGTTAGCTGAAACGACAACGTCATCTTTCTGCATCATGTCAGCGTAGTCGTTCATACTTCCGTTCAGAGCACGTAGGACTCTCGATTCAGCTTGTTCCTTGCTCATACATTCACCTTCTTCAGGAACCCATCCAAGATAGGTTTCGGGTGAGATGTTGTACTGCATAATGATATGAGGATATAGCGAGTTCAAGTCGAGAGAGACAACCCACTCGTGCATACCAACCTGAGGATCCTTCACATACCCACCAAGGATAGGTTCATCATGTGCAGCTCGCTGGAACTGGTGGATGACGGTCTTAGACTTCATCAGATGGTTGTGGATGATAATGTCCCACAATCCCACAGTAGTGAACGTATCTTGATAGTTGACGCCAGCGTCATAAGCCATGGCATAGACGAGCTCAATCAGCTTCAACTTATCGTCAAGCATATCGACTAGTCGAACGTCATGGATGTTGTATTCAACGTACTTCTGGTAGTCGTTGACTTCGAGCTCGGCTAGAGTGCCTTCGAACTCGAGCTTCTTCTCTCCTAGCTCTTCATAAGCAATATGGTCGAGCTTAAACGACTCTTGTTGAGTGTATGCAAACTTGCGATAGAGCTGGAGGTAGTCGAGAATCGTGATACCCACAGGAACGTAGATCTGGTTCTCCTTGCCCATGATCTCGATCTTCTTCTCTTGGAGGAAGCCCCAAGGAGAGAGCTTCTTAGCCCATGAGTCACCCAACACTCTGGTGATACGGTTCACGAGGTAGGGAATATCAAAGAAGTCAACGTTCCAACCAGTAACTACATCTGGAGAGAATCGAGGTGAGTTCCACATATCAACAAACGAACGGAGAAGAGCAGCTTCGTCAGCACACTTATAGTACTCTACGTCATCAAAAGGATTTACGAAGTCTCCACAGCCAAGGCAAACCTTCTGACCATTACGAGACATCGTAATCAGTGTCACTTCGTTAGAAGCAACTTGAATATCTGGGAAGCCTTTGTTGTTCGAGATCGATACCTCGATGTCAATAGACACAACGGAAACGAGGGAGGGATCATACAGGATGTCACCACCTCGTTTGTACTCATCGTTAATGTAGGTGTAGATAAACTTCTCAAGCCCGTAGATAGGCATGCCACCAACATCGTCATACTCTTTAAGGAAGTCGCGGGCCTCACGGATAGAATCAAAGTCTACACGTCCTACAGGTCTGCCTTCAAGAGTCTTATACTCTGTCTCCTTCTTAGTAGGGATGAACAGGTAAGGCTTGTAGGGGATCTCTTCAGACACACGCTTACCGTTCTCAAACCCACGGAGAAGGATGTTACCACGAGACATCGCAACGTTTGTGTAGAACTTGTTGGACAAATTGGAACTCCTAGGTTAAGCTCATATTATAAATAAGATTGGACTAAAAGTCAACCCATAAACGAAGAAAAGGAAGCGAAATGAGCTTATTATCATTTTTCCAGTCCCCACCAATTACGTCCTTTGAACAGTTAGAGCTCGAGAAGGGTAAGATCCAACTTACAATCATGAAGATGGCTGCTGCTGTTCTTGGCACTATCATGATCGCCGTTGTATTTATTTTCCTTATTGGTATGTTCATGCCAAATGAGTTAATTGACAACAACGAAATATTCAAGATCATTGGTCCAGCATTCTCTACAATCGTAGGTGCTTTTGTTGGTGCTTTTGCTACAATGATGGGAATGAAGGTAACAGAGTTTGATCCTAATGTTAAGACACAGGAACTAGGTAAGACAGATCATAAAGCTCTTGCAGAAGCACATGTAATCAACGCTCAAGCCGAATCAATCGAGACTGACAACGAAATCAAAATGATGGCAGCTGTCGACAAGTATCTTGATTCAGACGAAGACCACGGACCATTCTAAGGAGTAGATAATGACAAAACTAACAGAACATTTCAATCTTAGTGAGATGACCGTATCTCCTACAGCGAAGAGACTTGGCCTTTCCAATAACCCAACACCAGAGCACATTGAGAATATGCGCTACTGCTGTGAGAAGATCCTTGAGCCTGTCCGTGCTAAGTTTGGCCCAGTAACTATCAACTCTTCTTATCGCGCTCCTGCAGTCAACAAAGCTGTCGGTGGTTCAAAGACCTCACAGCACGTCAATGGTCAAGCAATTGACTTCGAAGTCAAGGGCGTTGATAACAAGACCGTTGCTGACTGGGTTGCTGACAACCTTGAGTTCGATCAGGTGATCCTTGAGTTCTACTCAGCCGGTGATAAGAACTCCGGATGGGTTCATGCATCGATTAAGAAGGAAGGCGGCAATCGTAAGCAGCGTCTCATTGCTAAGAAGTCTAAGGCTGGCGGGACTCAGTACGTTCCTGTTGCTGACTTTGATCCGTCAACGACTCGCGAAGCAGGAGCTCCTCAAGTAGCTGGTCAAGCTGCTCCGAAGCCGACTGCGGCTGCTCCAAAGGCAGCTGTAGCTGTTGCGGGTCTTGGTCCATTAGCGGCTCTCCAAACTAAGTGTGGCATTGCTGCCGATGGTAAGTGGGGTCCTGGTACTTATAAGGCAGCGAGAGACTTCTTTAAGCTGACAAACAACCAAGCAGCTCACTTCTTTGGTCAGTGTGCTCACGAATCAGGTGGCTTCAAGGTATTCTCAGAAAACCTAAACTACTCCGACAAGGGCCTCAATGGCATCTTCAAGAAGTACTTCCCTACATTTGCTTCTACAGCAGGTTATGCTCGTAAGCCAGAAAAGATTGCTAACAAGGTTTATGCTAATCGGATGGGGAACGGTTCAGAAGCTTCTGGAGATGGTTATAAGTGGCGCGGTCGCGGTCCGATCCAACTGACTGGGAAAGACAACTATACAGCCTTTGCCGCTGACGTTCAACGACCTGACGTCTTAACGAATCCTGATCTTGTGGTTGGGGAGTTGGCTTTTGAGTCTGCATTATGGTTCTTCCGTAAAAATGGATTGCTTGCAATTGCAGACAAAGGTGTAACCGATGTAGTGATCACTCAAATCTCAAAGCGAGTAAATGGTGGTACACATGGTCTTGACGATCGTTTAAAGAAAACAAAACAATACGCCAATTGGGGATAAGTTGAAGGGGAGCTTTCGGAAAGCTCCCCTTCTTTTTACTTCGTTTTACCTTCTGCCAAGAATTCGGCAGCTTGTGACGGATACTCTTCGTCAGGATCCTGAATATGGATCTTCTTTGGTTTCTTATGCTCAGGGATAATAGCCTCTAAAGCAATCTTAAGAATGCCGTTGAACATAGAAGCGCCACGAATCTCTACATTATCAGCAATATTAAAAGTACGTGTAAACGGGCGCATTGCTAGACCCTGATAAAGAACCTGAGGCCATGTCCATTCACCCTTACTGTCCTGTTCTGCAGGTTCGCCAGATTGCACATTGCCCTTGATGATCAACTTATCATCAGCAAGTTCAATCTCAAGATCTTGTTTGCCGAAACCAGCCACAGCCATTTCGATAACATACCTATTGTCATCAATTTTTTTAATGTTATAAGGTGGGTAGTTTGACAGGGATTGCAGGCCTTGCTCTGTTGCACTTGCAAATAGATTTGCAACTTTATCAAATCCAATAAACATGCGGTCAAAGTTAGTAGTCATTATTGTGTGCTCCTTATTAAGCGAGTTTAAATTTGTCACCCATTAGGCGTGACGTGGTTATTTATATCAGTTTGGCAGCTCGTACAAAAGAACTTCGGCCTCTCTGAACATTAATCGAGTAATGTCCCAGTTAAACTTATCTTCGCGAGTAGGCTTGTATGTAACTACTTTCTTGATGCCGTTCTGGATGATCGACTTAGCGCACTCGTTACATGGTAGTAGAGGAACATACATCGTACATCCCTCTACAGATTGTGGAGCGTTGTCGAGAGCATTACGCTCAGCATGACAAACAAATAAGTGCTTTTGTTCTCGGTTATCATAACGCTCCGCAAGGTCTTTGATTCCTCGAGGAAACCCATTATAGCCCATAGACACTACGCGGTTCTTTGAGTCTACAATTACTGCCCCTACCTTGGTAGATGGGTCATAAGACCACTCAGCAACGTGGTCTGCGAGGGCCATGAAGCGGTCCGCCCACTTACTCATACAAACACCTCAATAGTCAGAGCGACTAGTATCATAATGAGAATGACGCCAAGACAACCAGATCCAGACAGACCTTCCCACATCTCTCGTTGGGGTGGATGATTCATTATACTGCTCCAATCTGTTCATAAATGTGTTGGCTAGCTGTCTTAGCTACGTTTAGTCGCTTAACGTGAAACGGATGGTGGTCTAGGATACATACTCTGTATACCTTATCGATCTGGTTGATCTGTATTACATACTCTGAGAGGTTGTGATCCCATAATCTATGGAATACTTCACAGGTAACCTCGTCTCTGATTTTCAACCACTCTAACATATACCATTACCATTCCACACCAGTTATTATACTAGTATACTTGTAAATGTAATATAAGTCAACTCTTTAAGCGCCGTAGATCTCTACTAGTTGATCTGGCGTTGCATACCACTGTAGAAGTAGATCAATAGCATCAATATGCTTCTGGATTTCCAGATCATCTGCTTCCTG